GGTGTCCAGACTGTAATGATGAATTGTTATTGGAGTGGAAAGATGTACATTTTCAAAAAGATAATGGAATACTCAAAGACGCTCACATCGTTTGTAATGGATGTGGCTCGGCTTGGGATGACAGTAAAAGGATTAACGCGATTAGCAATGGGTATTGGAAAGCTCATGCTGAGTTTACTCAAACTCGTAGTTTCTGGATTAGTGGCTTGTACTCGATGTGGAATAGCACTTATGAACAAGCTGTTTACTTTCATCAAGCAAAAGATTTACCAGAAACGCTAAGAGTATTTGTTAATACTGTTCTTGCTGAAACTTGGGATGAGGATGCCGGTGAATCAGTTGATAGCCACAAGCTAAAAGAAAGAGCCGAAGATTTAGGCGATGAATTACCAAGAGATGTAGTTATCCTGGTAGCAGGTATAGATACGCAAGATGACCGATTAGAAATAACTGTTGCAGGTTTTACGAGAGACGAGTCAGTTTATATTATTGCACATGATGTTCTTTATGGTGATCCATCAGGTCATCAATTATGGCAAGATTTAGACGAATATTTAGAACGCAAATATCAACATCCTTTAGGCATTGAGCTAACTGTTAGAGGAAGTTGCATTGACTCAGGTGGTCATCATACATCGCAGGTTTATTCTTATGTAAGAAAAAACCAACATAAAAGAGTTTTTGCTATTAAAGGTGTTGGTGGCGATGGTCGCGCATTAGTCGGCAGACCAAGTAAAAACAATATCGGTAAAGTTAGTCTCTTTCCAATAGGTTCAGATACAGTCAAAAGTCTAATCTATGGAAGATTAAAGATTGAAGATGGAGCAGGAATGATCCATTTTAATACTACACTTGATGACGAATACTTCGACCAACTAACATCAGAAAGACGAGTAGAAAGAATAAGTAAAGGTGTAAAACGCACCGAATGGAAAAAGATAAGAGCCAGAAATGAAGCATGGGATTGCTTACAGTATTTGTTTGGAGCTTATCATATCTTGAATGTCAATTTGAGAATACTCCATGAAAAAATGAATAGAAAAAAAGAACCTCAAGCTAAAGAGCAAGGTGAAGAAAGAAATCCTTTAGTGCCTAAAAAGCGCATAACCAGAAGAAAAAATTGGATGGATATATAATATGGCAATAGTCGTAAAAGATAGAGTTAAAGTAACAACTGCTACCACAGGAACAGGAACACTAACTTTAGGTTCAGCAGAAACAGACTTCCAGGCATTTTCAGTTATTGGTGATGGCAACCAAACTTATTACGCAATAAAATCCGATGCAGGATTCGAAGTTGGCATTGGCACTTATACGCATAGTGGATCGACACTAAGCAGAGATACTATTCTTGAAAGTTCTAACTCAGGATCAGCAGTATCACTAACAGGAACATCAACAGTCTTTACGACTTACCCTGCCGAACGAGCAAGTTTTAGCGATCAAGGTTTATCTAAAACATTTACCGCAGATGGAGCAATAACAGCAGGCAAGCCAACAATATTAACAAGTGCAGGAAAAGCTAAACAAATTGCAGAAGAAGGAAATACTGTAACAGAGGGTTTTGGAACAACATCAAACTTTGCGAGTAGTAATATAAATTATACAGCACCAACAATAGCTCAAATAGGAACAAATAAGGTTGCTTTTGCTTATCGTGATGATAGTAACAGTAATTATGCAACTGTACAAATTGGTGAAGTTAATGGTTCTACGAATGAAATTACATGGGGTTCAAAAACTGTAGTAGATAGTAACTCTATTGCTCTTTCTGGTGTTGCTTATGATACAAATACAAGCACCTTAGCGGTACTTTATGGAACAACATCTTGGGCAGAAATTAAAGGCGCAACAGTTTCAGGTACAACGCCAACTTTTGGAAGCAGTAAATCCTTATCAGCATTTGGTGCTAACAAAGGTTGGGCTTTGCAATATGATCCAGATAATCAAAAAATAACAGCATTTTTGACAGGAGTTTCAGGCGGAACAAATAGACTTAGATGTTATGACATAACAGTTAATGGAACAGCAACTCCTACTGAAAATTATTATTCAGAAGATGGTAGTTTAAATGCTTGGTGGGCAGATTCAAATTATATTGCATCAGTTTATGATACTAATACTAATGTTTGGTTACTTACTAATGGTTATGATAGTTCTACAACATCAAGATATTTTGTTGTTACAAATGATGGTTCAGCTTTTACAAGGAATGAAGTAACTCAAACATTAGCAAACTATGGTGGTAATGCAAATATTGCTTTTGATAGCACAAATAATAAAGTTGTTCTTGCTTACAAAAACTCAAGCGGTACAATAAATGTTCTTAATTTAACAATGTCTGCAACAAGTTTTACTGCTGGATCAGTTACAACAACAACATTAGCAAATGGTGGTAGTTTTGTTTGGGCATCATACGATCCATCAGGTCAAAGAGCTGTTATATTTTCAGGAAAAGCTGGTGATGCTGGTGGTAATTATGGTGTATATTCTAATGATGGTACAACCTTAACCGAAGTTTCAACAGGAAACTTTGGTAGCACAACTCAAACTTATTGGGCGCAAAGAGGTGGTGTACTTCAAACAGCTATGACAGATTTATCTAATAATCCTATTGTTTTAGCTATGGGTACAGGCGGATCAGACAGTTTCGCAGGAGCTTTTTCAGTAGCACAAACTCCTGTTACAAACCTTGATAACAACTATCTCGGAGTAGCTTCAACAACTGCAAGTGATACAGAAGAAGTTAAAATCAACTTACCAGAGGGAAGCATTAACAATTCACAGTCAAGCCTAACAATAGGCAATGATTATTTTAGTGATACTTCAGGAAATGTAAGAGAATTTGTAGATAGTGGATCAGCTTTAACTTCAGGTCAGTATTTAGGTAGAGCAATATCAACAACAGCTTTAAAATTAAAAGAAACACCAACTGATATTATATTTGGTAAGGCATCAAATACGATAGCAAAGGGTGATCCTGTTTTAGTAGAAGCTGATGGAGATTTTGCTAAAGTTACAAGTGATTTAACAACAGAAAACTTTATTGGAATTGCTCAAAACGCTGTATCAGCTAACGAAATATCTAAAGTAAAAGTTGTTGGCATTGATGATAACCAAACAGGATTAACCGCAGGGCAACTCTATTATGTAAAAAATGATGGCACATTATCAACAACAGCAGAAAGTGGTAAAACAGTAGAAGCTGGTAAAGCAATTTCAGCAACAAAACTATTAGTAAAAGGATAAAAAAATGCAAGTATTGACATGGAATAGTGGCGATAACGAAAATATCGCAATCTATCAATTTTCAGATGATACCATTATTGAAATTGGAAATGATCGAACAGTTATCAAAGACGCAAATGGTAATGAAGTTTTAATTATTTCTGATGTAAATACATCTAATGTAAATCACTTCACAAATGTTTCAGAACCAGAGTCCGAGTATTATGGATATAAATGGTTTTATACAGAAGCAGATGGATGGTCATTAAACGAGAATTGGGTTGATCCAAGAATAGAACAAGAACCACAATAGGAGTAAATCATGTCTTATGGGTTTACTACTTACTCGGAAACATCATATTCCGAGAGTTCAACAGCTATACCTGTAAATGTTACCGCAGGAGTTGGAACACTTAGTTTAAGTGGCAAGTCAGTAAACTTTATAAGCACACTTAATGTTACAGCAGGTGCAGGTAGCTTAACACTAACAGCTAAAACACCAACTGTAGCGACTGCTGTAGAAGTAACACCTGGAGTAGCAAGTTTAACACTTACAGCACTTACTCCAACAGAGGTGCATGGAACAGTTATAACAAGTGGTGCAGGATCACTTACATTATCACCTCAATCACCAAATATTGAGGATGGTGATAACATACCTGTATTTGCAGGTTCATTATCTCTTAGTGGTAAGAGTGTATCGGTAGTTGTTGGTGAAGATGCACAAACAGGAACAGGTAGTTTAACATTATCTGGTAAGCAAGCTACATCTAATGCAGGTGCAGTTACCACAGCAGGTTTAGGTACGCTTACTTTATCAGGTCAGTTACCAACATCAGTTATTGGTGCAAATGTAACACCAAATGTTGTTGGATTAACATTAACAGGATTACAAGCTGAGTTTACTAACGATATGATCGTTACAGCAGGTTCAGCAACCTTAACCTTAACAGCTAACTCAGTAACGCTTGCAATAGGTATAGATGAAACAGCAGGTGCAGGTTCATTAAACATTACAGGATTAGCTCCTAGTGATGTTAGAGGGCAAGATATAACAGTTGGAGCAGGAAGTTTATCGCTTACTGCATTTATTCCAACATTTAACGAAAGTGAGAACGCAGAACCAGGTTCAGCTTCTCTTACTTTAACAGGACTTTCTGTAACAGTTATCGATGGAGATAAAGTTGTTGCAGGCACAGGCACTTTAGTTCTAAGCGGACAGAGTGCTTCATTACTAATTGCGGTAAATGTATCTCCAGGTACGAGTGCATTATCGCTTACAGGTTTACAACCGACTATTACAGTTTCAGCAGGTGGATCAGGTGGCACTATTTACGCAAAAGATGACCGCATTGAATACGCTAATGATGAAAGAGAGTTAATAGTCAAAATAGCATAGGAGACCAATATGTCAGCAGGAAATTGGACATTTTACAATGACTTTAAAGAAAAGTTAGCTAAAGCAGAGATTGATTTAGATAATGACACTTTAAAATGCTTACTTACAACCTCGAGTTATACACCGAGTGCAACACATAGTGTTTTAACAGATATTACAAACGAGTGCGCAGACTCAGATTATTCAAGACAAACATTAGGATCAGTTACAGTTACAGAGACAGGAGGAACAGTTACTTTTGACTGTGCCGATATTTCTTTTGGTTCAGCAGTTACAATCACAGCTAAATACGCTGTATTGTTTGATGATACAGCTACAAATGATCCGCTTATAGTCTATGTTGACCTCGATACAGGTGGTGGCTCAGTAAGTTCGACAAGCTCAACTTTCCAGATCACAATTAACGCATCAGGTGTATTCACACTAGCATAAGGAACAGAACATGGTTAAAGAACCTTATAAGGTTGCTACTCAAGACCAAGTTCAAGTTACTAAATCTAGCGGTGGAATATTAGATTATTCTGTTAATTGGGGAAGTGTAATTGTAAGTGGTGAGAGTATAACCTCATCAACTTGGAGTGTTTCTTCATCAGATTTAACAGTTGTTAGCGATTCAACAAGCGGTGTAACAACAACTGCATTTATTAGCGGTGGTAAAAATAACTATTTTTATGTTTTAACAAATACCATTGTTACAAATCAAAGCAGAACATTTGTTCGCACTATTAATATGAAAGTGGAGAGCAAATAATGACAGATTTATACAATGAATATTTAAAAACTGAACCGCAACAGGTAAACGCAGGCACAACTTGGAAATGGGAAGTCTCTTATAGTGATTACAAAGCATCAACTTATACGCTTACTTATTACTTTAGAGAAATTACCGGCAAATACAGCTTTGATATAACAGCAACTAACGCAAATAATAATTTTAGAGTCAATATTGCTAAAGCAGTTACCGCTACCTATGCACCTGGAGTTTACTCAGGTCAGGGTTTTGTAGATGATGGTGCAAATAGATATTTAGTTTATGAAAATCAACTTGAAGTTGGAGCTGATTTTGCATTGCAGGGTATTGGTAAAGATACACGATCACACGCACAAAAAGTTCTTGAATCCATAAAAGCATTACTTGAGGGAAAAACAGAAGATGTAACCTCATATAGCATTGCAGGTAGAAGTATTACCAAGATGACAATGCAAGAATTAATAGAAGCAAAAGACTATTACGAAAGAATAGTTGTAACAGAGCTTAGACAACAACGAGCTAAACAAGGTCTCCACACAGGTCAAGTTGTCAGAGCTAAATTTTTTAATGGATTTTAGAGGTAATCATGGCTTTTTGGGATAGATTTAGAAGAAAAAAGCGTAGCAATCAAAGAAACTTTACAGCTTCCCACACAGGTCGTTTATTTAATGATTGGAATACAATAAATAGTTCACCTGATGGCGAGTTGGAAAACAACTTAAAGACAATGCGCGATAGAGCTAGAGATTTAGCTCGTAACAATGGCATAATTACTCGCTACTTACAGATAATGAAAGAGGGTGTAGTTGGCAATCAAGGATTTAGACTAAAAGTAAAAGGTCGAGATGCTGATGGTACATTAGATGATTTTGCTAACGATTTAATTGAATATAATTGGTATCAATGGTCAGAAAATCCAGAAGTATCATATTGCTACACAATGCAAGACTTATATCAGTCAATAGTTGTTGGCTTATTAAGAGATGGTGAAGTTTTAGTCCAAAAAATTAAAACGAGAGAGGGTTTAAGACTAAAGTTTATTGAACCTGATTTTTTAGATAGCAGATTAAATAAAGATATTTCTGATACTCGCCAAATACGCATGGGAGTAGAAATAGACAGAAGAACACAATCACCATTAGGGTATTGGCTTAAAAACAATCCATATCAAGATAGTTTACCAGATCAGCAATTACAAAGGTCAATCCGAGTAAGCGCGGAAGATATGATGCACATCTATCAACCAGAACGCTTTGGTCAGACTAGAGGTTATCCAAAAATAGCTTCTGTTATGACAAGTATTAAATGGTTAAACGATTATAGACTTGCAGAGCTTGTAGCTAGTAAAGCAGGTGCAAGTAAAATGGGATTTATAACAAGTCCAAGTGGTGATGGTTATGCAGAAAGCTATGGTGGTGATGAATATTTACCACAAATGAATTTTGAACCAGGTAGCTTTGACCAATTACCTGATGGCTACGATATTAAGTTTTTTGATCCACAACATCCGACTTCACAAATGCCTGATTACGATAAGGCAATGCTAAGAACGATAGCAAGTGGATTAGGTGTATCTTACGCATCATTAAGTGGAGACTTAACACAAACAAGTTTCTCAAGCGCAAGAGTAGGTCTTTTAAGTGAAAGAGATAGCTTTAAGCAAATGCAATCTTTCATTATTAACCATTTTGCTAGACCGCTTTACAAAGAGTGGTTGTTACAAGCAATGACTGTTGGAACAATTAATTTACCAATGACTAAATACGATAAATTTGCCAATCCAACATTTACATCAAGGGCATACGAAGCTGTTGATCCTTTAAAACAAGCTCAAGCAAATGTCCTTAACATTAATCAAGGTCTTGCAACTATGCAGGATGTTTTAGCACAACAAGGTAAAGATGTTGCTGAACACTTTAGTGAGATTGATTCAGAAAAGGCACTTAGCCAAAAATTTGACATTCAATTTGCACTAGAGCCATTTGGTAACAAACTTAATCAACAAACAGGGCAAGTTTTTGATGATGTTAATTTAAACGAGGATTCAGATGGAGAATAATATGACAAAAGAAACTCAGGAAGAAATCGTTGAAGAAAACAACGAAGAAATCAGGGAAGATATGGAGCTAGATATTCTCTTTACACCTGATGAAGAATTAAACGCAACCTTAGATGAAGTCGAGGTTAAGGCAGAGGAAACAGAAACTCTTGAATCAAGAGAAGCTGTATTCCCATTAGAATTTAGACAAGATGAAACAAGTGAAAGAACAATGGAAATGTCCATTTCTTCTGAAAGTCCTGTAGCTCGTAGCTTTGGACTTGAAGTTTTATCGCATCGTGATGGTGATATTGACCTTACCAGGTTAATGAATAAAGCACCTTTGTTGAAAGACCATGATGCAAGTCAACAAATTGGAGTCGTTGAAAACGCATATCTCGATACTCAGCGTGGTAAGCTGATGTCAAAAGTACGCTTTGGTAGAGGTGCTTTAGCATCGGAGATATTTAACGATGTCAAGGATGGTATCAGAACACAAGTGTCAATAGGGTATCAAATCAACCCAGATAGCATGGAAAAATCCGAAACTACAGATGAGGTTCGCATAACCGATTGGATGCCAATGGAAGTTAGCATTGTATCTATGGGCGCAGACCAAAATGTAGGATTTGGAAGATCGCTATCTTTAAATCAACCAATAAAAACTGAAAAAAAGGAGGTCATTATGACTGAAGAAACAAAATCAGTAGATGTTGAGGAACAAGTAAGAGTGAAAACAGATGAAGT